GTTAAAGGTGGCGGAGTGGGGGGCCATTGGAGCGACATTCGTTCTGTTAGTGATGTTGCTCCTTCACCTATTCCTTTCCTAAAGACTGTCGATAGTGACATGACTGCGTACAGGCAGGGCAAGACTCGCAAGGGTTCTTATGCTGCATACATGGATGTATCTCACCCAGACATAGTTGAGTTCATTAACATCCGTGTACCCACAGGTGGTGACCCAAATCGCAAAGCGTTCAATATACACAACGCTGTGAACATCCCTGATTCATTTATGGATGCGGTTATGGCTGATGGTCAGTGGGACTTAATTGACCCTGCTGATAAAACTGTCCGTGAAACTGTGAAAGCCCGTGGACTTTGGGAGCGTCTGATTGATACTCGCTTCCGCACTGGTGAGCCATACCTGAACTTCATTGATGAAGCCAACAGGCATCTACCACCAGCCATGCAAGAGCAGGGTCTAAAGATACACGGGTCGAACCTATGCAATGAGATTCACTTACCGACCTCTGAGGAACGAACAGCAGTGTGTTGTTTGTCTAGTGTAAACCTAGAACATTATGAGCATTGGAAAGATACCAGTATGGTAGCTGACCTGATTGAAATGCTGGATAACGTGATTTCATTCTTCTGTTTCAACGCTCCTAAAGAACTGTTTAAAGCTATCTACAGTGCGACACAAGAGAGAAGTTTAGGACTAGGTGCAATGGGATTCCATAGTGCTTTGCAACGCGCACGTATCCCGTGGCAGTCTGTCATGGCTACCAGCTACAACACTATGATGTTCACACACATCAAAGCCCAAGCCACAGCAGCCACTATAAGGCTGGCCCGTGAGCGTGGTTCTTGTCCTGATGTTGATGGAGTTCGTAATAGTCACTTGTTAGCTATTGCTCCTAACGCCAACTCGTCAATCATTGCTGGCTGTTCAGCATCCATTGAACCTCTGAAGTCTAATGCATTCACACACCGTACCCGTGTCGGAGCGCACCTTGTCGTTAACCCCTACCTTGAAAAGGTAATCTTTGACTATGCATACACATGGAAGAATGAGTTTGATAGACATAGTTGGATAGAGGAACAATGGACTTCAATCATTCTGCACGAAGGTAGCGTACAGCATTTAGAGTGGATGGATGATTGGGATAAGGAAATTTATAAGACCGCATTTGAACTAGACCAACGCTGGGTTGTAGACCACGCAGCAGAGCGTCAGCCATTTATCTGCCAAGGTCAATCTGTAAACTTGTTCTTCCCTGCTGGGACTGATAAAGCTTACGTCAACGAAGTCCATCTAAGGGCTTTCAACAAAAAATTAAAAGGTTTGTATTATCTTCGTACAAGTGCTGGTGCAAAAGCAGACACAGTAAGCTTCAAGCCTACCCGTGTTGCTCTTAAAGACTATGCCGATGATGATGAATGCCTTTCTTGTCAAGGATAACCAATGAGTTTGTTAGACCAATCACCAGCATACAAACCTTTCGCCAACCCTAGCTTTGTCAACCAAGCAATTGAGCATGACAAGCTGGCATGGGGTGAATGGGAATGCGACCTACAAGAAGATGTAGCACAGTGGAAGTCTGGAAAGATTTCCTCTAGTGAGAAAAACTTTATCACCCAAATCCTCCGTCTATTCACTCAGTCAGATGTGATAGTCGGGGGTAGCTATGTGGATGTGTTCCTTCCTCGCATTAAGAACAACGAGGCAAGGATGATGATGTTGTCCTTTGCCCAGCGAGAGACAATCCACATGCGTAGCTATGCATTACTCAATGACACCCTTGGGTTTCCAGAGTCAGAGTACACAGCTTTTCTTGAGTATGAAGCTATGGCTGACAAGATTGAGTTCATGCAAACATTTGACCCAGACACTAAGCAAGGTCTAGCCAAGGCCATTGCTCAGACTGTCTGCAATGAAGGTATGTCCCTGTTCAGTGCTTTCGTAATGCTCCTTAACTTCCAACGATTTGGAAAGCTAAAGGGTATGTGTGAAATTGTTGAATGGTCAATACGTGACGAGACAATGCATGTTGATGGTATGACTGCGTTGTTTCGCCAGTACATTACTGAAAACCCAGAGGTTGTTAATGACGAATTTAAACAGTCTATCTACGATATGTATCGGACTGCGGTTACGCTTGAAGATAAAGTTATTGATTTGGCGTTTGAACTTGGTGCTATGGAAGGTATCACTAAAAGCGAAGTTAAAGAATATATACGGTATATCGCAGATAGACGTTTAGTTAACTTAGGGTTAAAAGCTAACTGGGACATATCTGCAAATCCACTGCCTTGGTTAGATTGGGTATTAAATGGCGACAGCTTTAAGAATTTCTTTGAAGGTCGCGTAACAGATTACTCTGCTGATGGAATGTCAGGAGACTCATGGGGATGGTAAACGACATGCCACGTCAACAACGTAAGCAAAAACCAAAGCGTGAAATCAAAGAGAAGTTCATGGAAGAACGGACTCCAAAGACAGCACTTCGGCCTAAGACTATTATGCAAGCACGTTACATAGAGGCTATTAATAGCTTCACGCAAACCATAAGTCTAGGTTGTGCTGGCACGGGCAAGACATACATAGCCAGCACTATGGCAGCGCACTTATACATGCAAGGGACTATTGATAAGATAATCCTGACACGCCCTAACGTACCATCCTCTCGCTCACTGGGTTCCTTTCCTGGAACTTTAGAAGAGAAGATGGCCCCTTGGACTACCCCTGTTGTAGAGGTTCTAAAGAACTGCATGGGTGGTGCATACGAGAATGCTATTAGGCGTGGTGCAATTATTGTTGCTCCGTTTGAGACTATGCGTGGTTCATCATTTAGTGATGCATTCGTTATTATGGATGAAGCGCAGAACACAACACCAGAAGAGATGAAGATGTTCACCACCCGTATAGGTGAGAACTGCCGCATCGTAATCAACGGTGACATAGCACAATCTGACATCCGTCAAACCAGTGGCCTTGCAACAATCATTGAACTTGCACAACGCTTTAACCTTCCTGTTCCTGTTATTGAATTTGGTATTGACGATGTTGTCCGTAGCAAAGAATGCAAAATGTGGATTGAAGCGTTTGACAAACACAAAATCTAACCAACTGTCGCACTATAAGGACTCTCAATGGATATTGACAAATGGCCTCCTGTATCAACTGAGGTTGTAGAGGCACTTAAAAAGTTATTCCCCCTCAACCCTGAAATACTAACCTTCAGTCCTGAAATGACTCAGGAATGGAAAGGTATTTACAGAGTCATAAACTTTTTAGAATTGGTTAATAATGACCAACTAAACCCACACTCGGAGAATTAAATATGTGTTTTGGCGGCTCCTCCCCTGCACCTAATCCACCCCCACCACCTACTCCACCACCAGCAGACCTTGCACCTACGGCTCCCCGTATTGGTGAGAACGGTGATGTAGACAACAAGCGTTCACAGACCAACAAGAAGAAGAAAGGCACTTCTGCCTTGCGTATTGACCAGCAAGTTGGCGGTACTTCAGCTACTGGTATTAACATTCCAAAGAAGTAAATATATATGACAGCTATACGCCAACGCTACGAGCGTTTGGAGTCTGAGCGTCAACCTTTTCTTGACCGTGCTAGGGATGCAGCAGAACTCACTATCCCTAGCCTACTTCCTCCAGATGGTCATTCAGCACATTCAAAGTTATACACCCCATATCAAGGAATTGGTGCGCGTGGTGTTAATAATTTATCTTCTAAAATGTTGCTGGCATTACTACCTCCTAACTCGCCATTCTTCCGCTTAACAGTGGACGATTTTAAGTTGCAAGAGTTAGCACAAGAGGAAGGTGCAAGAGCCGAAGTTGAAGAAGCTCTCTCCAAAATTGAACGAGCAGTAATGTCTGAGATTGAAGCATCTTCTACTCGCATTGCAGCATTTGAAGCTATTAAACATTTGTTAGTTGCTGGTAACGTACTACTCTTCCAACCTGATACAGGTGGAATGAGAGTGTTCCATTTAGACAGATATGTCCTGAAGCGTGACCCAATGGGTAACCCTTTAGAAATAATCACTAAGGAAGATGTATCCCCTAGTGCTTTACCTGAAGAACTTAGATTATTACTAGAAGCTGCTGACACAGAAGACACTGCTGAAGATGAACCTGTATCTCTATTTACACATGTTGTTCGTAGAGATGGTAAATGGAATGTCTCACAAGAAGTTTCAGGAATACCTGTTCCAGAAGCGACAGGAACTTTTCCCTTGGACAAGTCTCCATACATCCCCCTACGACTAAGCCGCATTGATGGTGAGTCCTACGGACGTGGATACGTGGAAGAATACCAAGGTGACCTCCGTTCTCTTGAGACTTTAACACAAGCTATTGTTGAAGCTGCGGCTGCGTCTGCAAAGGTTTTATTCTTAGTAAGACCTAATGGTACAACCCGTGCGCGTGTCCTTGCTGAAGCCCCTAATGGTGCTATACGTGAAGGTGATGCTAACGATGTAACTACGCTGCAAGTCCAGAAGTCTGGAGATATGCAGATAGCGTTCCAAACAGCACAAGAAATTAAAGAACGATTATCTTATGCGTTCTTAATGAATTCCTCAGTACAGCGAAATGCTGAACGTGTAACAGCCGAAGAGATTCGTTACATGGCCTCAGAACTAGAGGATGCCCTTGGCGGTATCTATTCTATCTTGAGCCAGGAATTTCAACTCCCCTTAGTTAACCGACTCTTATTACAAATGCAAAAGCAGAAGAAAGTTCCGCAATTGCCAAAGGGTGTGGTGTCTCCAACAATCGTCACTGGACTTGAGGCTTTAGGCCGTGGACATGACTTAAATAAATTATCTGCAATGCTCGACCACCTTCAGCCTCTAGGCCCAGAAGCGATTCAAAAGTACATGAACGTAGGTGATTACATCACTCGCGTAGGTACATCACTGGGTATGGACATGGGTGGCTTGATTAAATCTGAAGAACAGATGCAACAAGAAGAACAGCAAGCAATGGCTATGCAAACTGGACAACAGTTAGCACCTCAAGCCTTTGATGCTATGAAAGAGCAAATGACAGCACAACAAGGAAATGAGCAAACATAATGGTAGAATCTGTAACAATTGCCCAAGGCGAAGACAAAGATGACCAAGAGCATATTGATGCTATGGTAGCTAAAGCTGACGGTGATTCCCCCCAGACCCCAGACAACCAAGAGTCCGAAACGGATGAACGGCCTGAGTGGTTACCAGAGAAGTTTAAGACCCCAGAAGATATGGCTAAGTCTTACGCTGCCCTTGAAAAGAAAATGTCAGGTGGTAAAGATACTGAAGCTACGGCTGAAGAAACACCATCTGAAATACCTACTAAAGATGATGCTAAAGAGGTTGCCTCTAATGCAGGGCTAGACTTCGATGCTATGCAATTAGAGTATGGCAGCAATGGCTCTCTATCTGATGAAACCTATGAGGCCATCAATAAGTCAGGCATTCCCCGTGATGTTGTTGATTCATACATTGCTGGGCAAGAAGCATTAGCCACAAGTATACGAACTGAAATGTTCAGTACAGTAGGTGGTGAAGAAAACTATGGCTCTATGATGTCTTGGGCGACTAACAATCTTAGCGGTGCTGAAATTGATTCGTACAATAATGTCATGGGTTCAGCAGACCAAAATCAAATCCAATTAGCTGTTCGCGGCCTTAACGCTCAATACCAAGCAGACACTGGGAGTAACCCTTCGTTACTATCTGGCGACACCCCTGCAAATGCAGGAAGTAAATTTGAGAGCGTAGCACAGGTTACAGCAGCTATGCGCGACCCAAAATATAAGACTGACCCTGCATTCCGTAAGACAGTCGAAGCTAAGTTGGCGCGCTCTAGCGTTATCTAAGCACCCCTCTACAAGCTAAAAGCTAAACCACTGACAAATACATTGCCCTTGCGGGGGACAACACTGTGGAAGTCACGGAAAGGCTGAAGCCTCAAGAGAACAAAAAACTTGAAACTTCAATCCCTCTCTAAGGACTATTAAAATGAGTAACGCAACTGTATCACGTCTAGGCCAAGTCAATGGCGCTGGCGCAACTGATGCATTATTTCTAAAGCTATTCGCTGGCGAAGTAATCACACAGTTTGAAGAAAAGAACGTAATGGCAGCAATGCATTCTGTTCGCACTATCAACAATGGCAAGTCAGCATCATTCCCAGTTATGGGTACTGCGACTGCTTCTTACCACTCTGTTGGTGAAGAAATCTTAGGTGGTTCAATCAAAGCAGCAGAGAAGATTATTGCTGTTGACGATTTGTTAATTGCCCCTGCTTTCATTGCAAACATTGATGAAGCTAAGAACCACTATGACGTGCGTTCAACCTACACCAAAGAGTTAGGTAACGTATTGGCTAACACATACGACAAGAACATCTTGCGCGTAGTTGTACAAGCTGCCCGTAGTGCTGCAACTATTACTGGTACTAACGGTGGTACTGTAATCACTAAAGCAAACTTCACTACCTCTGCAAACATCGTAGCTGCTTTGTTCGATGCTGCTGAGTCTATGGACGGTGATGACATTCCAGAAGATGAACGCTATGCCGTTGTATCTCCTGCTATCTACTACAAGCTTGCACAAGACACCACTGTCTTGAACAAAGATTGGGGTGGTGCTGGTGCATACGCAGACGGTAAAGTATTGCGCGTAGCTGGTATTACCATCGTTAAGTCTAACCACTTACCTACTGGTAACCAAACCACTACTACTGGTGAGCAGAACACTTACCATGCTGACTTCACAAAGACAAAGGCTGTGGTATTCCACAAGTCTGCTGTCGCTACAGTTAAGCTAATGGACTTGGGCCTTGAGTCTGAGTACGACATTCGTCGCCAAGGAACCTTATTTGTTGCTAAATATGCAATGGGTCACGGTATCTTGCGTCCAGAAGCTGCTATTGAATTAGCATTGCCATAACACACTAGGGGAACTTCGGTTCCCCTTTTTTTCCTCTTTTAAGGATTCACTACTATGTCCCTAACACCTACAAGTGAGTTGGAAGCAGTCAATACCATGCTCAATACTATTGGTGAAGCACCTGTGAACACCTTGGTAAACATGACTTCAGTCGATGCCCTAGCTGCACTTTCTGTATTACACAGTGTTAACCGTGGAGTTCAAGTTGAAGGTTGGTTCTTTAACACTGAGTATGACTATCCTCTAGTTCCTGACCTAGATAACAACCTACCATTACCTACTAATTTAATGTCTGTGGATTCCTCTGAAGTGTCTACTAAACATGACTTAGTCCAACGTGGTTCACGGGCGTATGACCGTAAAAACCATACATACACATTCACTGATACTGTGAAATGTAACCTAATTCTTTTACTGGCCTTTGAGGAAATCCCAGAGGCAGCACGTAACTACATCACCCTACGGGCATCCCGTATACTCCAAGACCGCTTGCTCGGCTCTGACTCATTACACGGAATGAACCGTGAAGACGAGTATCTAGCTTTAACTAGCCTCCGTCTTATTGAGTCCCAGAATGCTGACTACAATATCCTAACTGGTAACCAAGACGTTTACCGAATAATTTCGAGGTAACACATGGCACTTGTAAGTAGCAGTATTCCAAACCTCGCTAACGGGGTATCACAGCAAGCCCCTAGTGTTCGTTTGAATTCTCAAGCAGAAGAACAGGTCAATGCCTTTAGTTCTATTATCAGTGGTTTACGCAAGCGACCTCCTTCACAGCATTTAGCTACTTTGGTGTCCAATGCCCAAGCCAATGGTAATTTCTTTATACACACCATTAACCGTGACATAACTGAGCGTTACATTGTTATTGCAGATAACACGTCTTTAAAAGTGTTTGGCTTTGATGGGACTGAATATTCTGTAAGCACACCCTCTGGTTATTCTTACTTAGCTACAGGTAACCCCTTCACAGATTTTAAGTCTGTAACCATTGCTGATTTCACTTTCATATTAAATAAATCAATATCTACTTCCGTGATTGCAAGCACTTCAACACCAGCCCATCCTGAAGCTATTGTGCATGTAAAGCAGGGTAACTACGCGCAAGACTATAAAGTATTCATAGACAACACACAGCGCGCTTCATATACCACCAGTGCTACAGAAAAGTCTGACCTGAAGACCAACAACATTGCCACACAATTGACTAGCCAGTTAATTAGTAACTTAGGTTCTGTATATACCATCACACGGTATGGCTCTGCTATACGAATACAGAGAACAGATGGCAATGACTTTACTCTCCGTACTGAAGACTCCTTCGGTAACGCTGCATTAATTGGTTCCAAAGGTTCAGTACAAAGGTTCTCTGAATTACCAAGACGTGCATTCAATGGCGTTAAGATGAAGGTAATAGGTGATGAAACTTCTGAAGCTGATAACTACTATGTTGAATATGTAGCTGACGATACTGCTGAAGGTATATGGAAAGAGTCCATAGCAGAAGGAGCAGACTCCACAATAAATGCAGCTACCATGCCGTGGAAGCTTGTAAGAAATGCTAATGGCACATTCACGTTTTCTCCTAACGAATGGATTAGCCGTTCTGTAGGTGATGAAATATCTGCAAGTGACCCCTCTTTTATAGGTAAAAAGCTTAACGATATATTCTTTCATCGTAACCGACTAGGTGTGATAGCAGATGAAAATGTTATCTTTAGCCGTTCTGGTGAATACTTCTCTTTCTACCCTGAAACAGTAACAACTGTACTAGCAACTGACCCTATAGATGTAGCAGTGAGTCACACTAAAGTGTCCATACTTCGCCACGCTATACCATTTAACGAGACACTTCTTTTGTTCTCTGACCAGACTCAGTTTATGCTGAGTGCGGGTGACTCATTGACTCCTGAAACTGTGTCCATAAATCAGACTACTGAATATGAATCATCTTTACAGGCAGAGCCAGTTGGTGCTGGTGAGTATGTTTACTTCGCCACTAACAGGGAAGATTTCGCAGGTGTTCGTGAGTTCTTCGTTCAAGCAGATACTGCAAGCAACATCGCTCTTGATGCGACCCTCAATGTTCCTCGTTATATAAAAGGTAAAGCTACCTCTTTGGTGACTAACACTAACGAAGATATGTTATTTGTATTGACTGATGGTGCACACACTGTACCAACAGCTTATGTATATAAATATCTAAGACGTGATGGTCAAGCATTGCAGATGTCTTGGTCTAAGTGGGAGTTCCCATACTCAGACCGCATACTAAATTTGTCAGTAATTGAGTCAACAGCATTTTGGGTACTGCAACGGGGTTCAAGTATTGTTCTTGAAAAGATGCAATTGCAAGAGTCTCCTGAAATAACAGCAACAGGAAAGATGGTTTTCCTTGACGCTCTGGAATCAGGCTCTACGCCAGCCGCTAACCAAATCACTACAACTATTGATGGTGAGAGTTTTGTAGGCTATCCATACACTATGTCTTACACATTCTCAACTCAGTATAAGAAAAGTGTAGGTGCTGGTGGGAGTCAGTTAACAGACACTTCAGGCAGATTGCAGTTACGCAACTTCAAGTTACTTTACCAAAACACAGGTATGTTTAAAGTCACTACGCTTACTCAAGGTATCGCACACACTTACCACTTTAGCGGCCCACCATTAGGAATAATAAAAGTTGGTTCAGTAGCCCTGACTTCAGGTGACTTTGAGTTTCCTTTGTTATCCAAGAATGACAGAGTTTCTATTACAGTAAGCAATGACACACCTTACCCAAGTGCCTTTCAATCTGCGGAATGGACAGGTTACTACACAACTAAATCAGGAAGAATTTAATGGTAGCTTTAGTACGATTAGCAACCATTAATGATTGCAATTTGTTAGGCCCAAGGTTACGTGATGCAGACAAGGAAGAGTTAAAGATTTCTTGTGGGTTGGGGCCAGTAACGGCCCTGACTAAATCACTTAATGATTCAGATGCAGCTTATGTAGCTGTTGATGGAGAGGGAGTTCCTATACTTATGTTTGGTGTAGTCAAATTTACTATGCTGAGTTTTGGTGTAGGGAATGTAAACCAGGATTTTATAGGTGTGCCTTGGATGTTGGGCGGTAAAGGAATATATCAACACACTAGACAACTTAAATCTGAGTGTAAGGAATGGCTTGATGTAGTCCATAAAGACTACGACCTGTTATTTAATTATGTCCATGCAGAGAATCCAAAAGCTATACGCTGGCTTCAATGGATGGGCTTCACTATGGTACGCCTAGTACCCGAATATGGGGTGGGCAAAAAGCCATTCTATGAATTTATAAAGGTGAAATGAAATGTGCAACCCCATGATGCTGGCAACAGCAGGGAAAGTAGTTGGACATATGGAAAAGCAAGCTGCTGCTGACGCTCAGAACAAAGCAGTTCGTGACAATCTCATGCAGCAATACACGCAAGAATCCATAGCAACGCTACAAGAACGTACTGCGGCCTCTGACAAACTCTTTCAAGACACTATAAAAGCTAGGGAAGCGCAAGCTGACTATGCAGCTTCTGTAGAAGGTATGGGAGGTTCAATTGTAGGAAGGATTATTCGGGATAAGCAAGCTGTAGAAGCCCGTAACAAGCTAAACATAAATACCAACTTTGATAATAAAATCCAACAACGTCAGTACGAGTTAGAGGGCTTGCGAGTCCAAGCTGACGGACGTGGAAAGAAAGGCCCAAGCCTATTGGCTACTGGGTTAGGAATTGCAAATGACCATTACACTATCGGTGATGGTAAATACGAATAAATATTAAGGAATAAAGAAAATGGCGACTAACACTGGCATCGAGGTGACAGCACTACGCCCTGCGGCACAGTCGGGGGACTTCTACGTCCGTCCTGACCAAACACCTTCTGGCATAGAAGAGGGTCTTGCGAGACTTGCGAATACTAAAAGTAAACAACAGCAGATTGAAGATAAAGCAACTGCTGAAAACCTACACATTTCAGATTCCCTTAACAACGCTGATAGCATACATGACTTTAGTGCTTACACGCAGGAATCTCCCGGAGTTATAGCTCACCTAAAAGAACTTCGTGGAAAGTCATTTGCAAACAAATGGCGTACTGAAAGCGAAGATGCCTATAACAAATGGCGAATGGAATCAAATGAAACGGGAACGGACTTTCCTACATTTATGTCTGAACGTAAAACCCAGTTAGCTGACGTTTTACAGGGTGACCGCTTTATGACCTCGGGTGCTTTAGGTGTCATAAATGAAACTGAATATGGCATGAGAGCGAAGCATCGTTCATTCCTTGATACCCGTATGAGGACTGAAGTAAAGTCTCAGATGGGACAAAGCATAGACACTGACATGGCTAGTATCAATGCTGGCACTATGACCATTCAACAGGTGGCTGATAATACAGAAGCTATGGTTCTTACAGCCCACGCCACTGGTGGAATGACTAAGGCTGAAGGTAACAAGATGGTGTTTGACCATGCCATTACAAAGTATGTCAGTACACAAGATGAAAACTATCTGTTATTAGCAAGGGTATCTAGGTTTGCTACTGGTGGAGGCAAGGCTATAAACACTAATGCTGAATCTGTTATTCAACAGGCGACAGACCAAGTGGTTGCTAGAAGAGAAGCTGTTCAACGTGGATTAGCTGTTGAGGCTAAAAATGCCAAGGATAAAGCAGTCCAAGATAGTTGGAATGATGCTAACGACTTTTTTTACCAGAACCCACATAAAGAACTTCCAACAGAAATGATATACGCTTTAACTAGCAATGGTATTTCTATGGTAACTATCACTGGTGTTCAGGATGCTTTTCAAAAGAATGCTGACGTTGGTACTGAAAAGCTAAATCACCATACTAGTTATTACAATGCTGTTTTAGCTGACATAAAGAATAGTGCGTATAACCCAGAAGGTAACATGGTTACTAACGCTAGAATATTTAAGATGGTGTCAGAGGATAAAATACATCCTGATGATGCAGCGAGTTTAATTAATTCTTTAGACCAATCAAACAAAGTTACGCCTATTTTAAAACAGCCTATTGTCAAAGACTTCAAAGGTGACATTACTCGCGCACTTGAACAGTCCACGATGTATAAATCTAAAACCAATGCTGATGCAGTAGCGCAGTTAGGTAGAAGTTTTGATGCAGCAATGTCTAGGATAATCCAGCACCACTACAATACAACAGGTAATAAGCCAACAACTGCTCAGTTGTCTTCCTATAACCTTCAAGCTGAAACCGAAATCAATCAAGAAAAAGAAATTGTAAAGGCTCAAGTATTGGCACATCAAGAGTTTGTTGCTGGTGTCGCAAAGGTCGCAGGGGATTCTGAAACCAGCAACGAAATTACATCTGCTAACGCTAGTTTAGACAACATCAATACGGTGTTTACCTCTAGTAAAGAAGGTAAAGAATTAAAAAGAATGATTGATGAAGACCCGTTACAAATGTTTCCTTATGAAGGTGAGCAGATGCAAGTCTGGCAGATTTTAGACCTTCAGCTAAAAGCATTAAATGATGGGTTTGGCAACATGGGTGGTACAGGTGCTTTCGCAACTTACTTTGAAAATAATAAAGAAATCTGGGAGAACAGGTAATGGCTGACACTGATACTCAAGGTCCTGGATTTACTGCGGCTGGACTTTCTCCAGCAGGGCATACTGCGGTTAAGCCTGAAATTATAACTGGGTTTAGTAGCGCAGGGTTAGCCCCCAAGACGGAAGATGATTGGCTTCAAGACGAGTCGTTCATAGCAGATGCTAGAACCCTTGCCCCTAAGTTAAACATTCAGGGTTTAGGCGTTGATTTAGGTTCAGGTGCTGAAGAATACATGGAGTCACAGCAGGGTACTAACGCCATGTTTAAGCCTCCTGTAGGCATTGACGAACTACAGGCTGGTATGGCTGCGGCTAATGAAGCTTATGTCGCTCCAGAGTTTTCAGACCAAGAGTATGCTGAAGGTGCTATGCAAGCCATAGGACAAATTCAGTGGAACCTTCCTGACCTTGGTTTTGTAGCTATGGGTATTGAAGATTGGAGTGATGACGAGCAAATGGCTTTGATTCGCACAATGGAACGATATGATGCAATGCCTCTTGAGTTACGCCACTTTGGTAGAGCAGCTAAAGGTATTGCCACTGACATTTCTACTTATGCTGGATTTGGTCTTTTTGCCCAAGCCGCCAAAGGTCTTGTTCTAAAGGGAGGTGCTACAGCACTACTTAAAAGTCTCATGTCCAAAAAAGCATTAGGTGCTGGCGTAGTCGCTGGTGCAGAGGGTGCTGTTTATGGAGGTGCTGATAATGTCGGTAGACAGGTTATTGATAACAAGGGTGATTTATCTAAGGTAGATACTGGAGAAGTAGGTCAAGCGTCAGCTATTGGATTAGGTGCTGGTCTTACACTAGGTTTCAGTATTGCTAAACTCTTTTCTCCACCAAAGGTTCGTCAAGAACTTCGGTCAAATGAGTCACCTCAACTAAGCACTACAGAAAGTCTTTTACCTGAAGGTGATGGGCCAGTTGATGTAGATGATATGGTTGGTGCAGACACACCTAGAATAGACGCACCTGAAGAAGTTCCTAACGCTGCTAAAGACGATGGTTCTCTTGAGGGTGAGTTACTTGATGACCCTAATTTTCGTGACTACGAAGCTCCTAACACAGATGTTTCTACTGTAGTAAGACC